AGGCTGGTGCCGCTGGTAGAAGCGTAGGCGTCCACGGTTGCGGTCATGGTCGTGTTGCGAGACGCAGCAAGGAAGGCACCAGCATCGCGGGCGTAGGACTGCACAGCGCCGAGAGCGTTGTTGTAGTTGCTCACGTCGGCGGCTGTGATGGTCATGTCGTTGTTGGTCAGCACGGCCTGCACTGCCATCTGTTCCTGCACGGTGTCAGCGTTTGCGGCCATGTTGGCGACTGCCTGAACCTCCATCAAAACCGCAGTCGCGGCAACGAGGTTATCGACAGCCGAATCGAGATTGACCATTGTTGCGGTGTATTGATCCTGAAACAAAAGCTCGGCGTTGTAATAAGTCGCGTCGATCACCCCCTGAATGTCGGAGTTGTAGTCTAGTCGCATCTGCTCGGTGATGGTCGCCGTCTGCATGACGCCCGGTGCGAGGATGTCGCCGTTGCTGGCGCTGTAGATTGCACCAGCCGTCAGGCTCTGCGAGGCGGAAAGCTGGTTAAGGATTGTCTGGGCTGACCCCTGAAGGCTTGTCATCGTCGGCTCTGCGTGTGCGGCGGAAGCGCTCAGACAGAGTAGGGCCAGTGCTTTGTTCAGGTAGGACATCAGGTAACTCCTCGTTCATGAGCAAGAAGGCGTCCCAGAAAGCCCGGTCGCTGTCGTATCCTACCACATAAATGTGTGGATTGTCTCGCATTGCTAGATAACCTTCTCGACCGACAAGAAGCTTACCAATTTCAATGGAGTAGATCGGGCAGGGCGTAGAAGCCAAGGCCATTGCCTTGAAGATGGCAGCGTCATTGCACATGAGGGAGATGCCAGAGACTTGCAGGCCTAGACCGCCCGCTTCCTGCGGAGTGCCTAGCAGGCGACTGTCTTTTCGCCTGTTGCAAGCGGGGTCTTGGATCATGCTGCCTTTGGCGCGACCGAAGATGCTGATCTGGTAGGCGCTCTGTTCTGGGATGAGGCAACTGTCATTGCCGCCACCGCCCATGACCGTCGGGGCTGCGGCTGTTGGCACGGGGGTCGAGAACGGCGACGAGCCTGCGCCGTTGTAGTTCTTGGTCTCGCTGGTGGAGACGTTGCCGCTATCAATGGTGGAGTTGGTGTTGCCGCTGTTGGTGTTCAAGTCGCCGCTGACTTGGGCGTTGGCCGTTGCTGTCAGTAGACAGAGCAGAGCGCACCCATAACGTCCCGCGTGTCGCCAGAGCAAAGCAGTTCGTTGGCCGCGTCGCCGTGGCTCATGTAATACAGGGTCTCTGCGTTCTGACGAATTTCGCACTGCGCGTCCCCCTTCGGGCAAGCGGTGGTGTAGGCCACCGAGGAGACGGTGACGGGGCCGCAGCCAGCGACCAAGAGAACGAGGACAAGTCTCATTTTGACATCCCTTGCAGTAATCGGTCGATCTTGGCGTCGAGGTTGTCGATGCGCGCAATGACACGATTGATGTCCGCGTGCACATCGGCACGAGTGACGTAGTCACGGGCCACCTCTTCGCGGGTGCGGTTGAGCAAGATGCTCAGCCGCTGGACCTCACCCCACATGGTTCGGCCGAACCATCCGAGGAGGCCTATTCCCGCAGAGAGGATTATGTTCCAGACAGCCAAATCCATGGGGTCACAGGATGACTGGGGTGGGCACGAAGGTGTTGGTGACACCGTCGGTGTTAAAGCCAGCGGATTGAACGCCCGTGATGTAGAGTTGGCCGTCTGTCGTGAGGATTTGGGTGATGACTGAGGTGCTGTCACCCGCGACCGAGTAGTCCGCGATGTCGTGGCGATGGAGCAGGAACGGGCGGAAGAACGACAGGAAGGTGTCCGCCAAGCCGTTGCCGAGCGCGCCAGTGCCGGAGTAGCCGACGCCCCAGAGGCGGTTCGAGGAGTCCTTAGCTACGACAGTGTTGGCCTTCTGCTGAACCTCGACGATGCCGGTCAGGGCGGAGGTCGTGACACCACCATCGGTCGACTTGAGGCAGGCCGTGAAGTTCGAGGTGTTGGCCTGAGTGTTGTTGACGCCGTTCGCGCCTTGGCTGCCAGACCCGGCAGACTGGAGGGCGCCATTGGTTTTGATGATGAATGTGCGGGTGTTCGTGGTGCTGCCCTCGCAGAGGACATCGGAGACGGCGGTTGCGGCGAGGACGGGGGTGAGGCGGTTGACGAGGTCGCCGAGGCCGAGGTTGCCGTATGTCGTGTTGGTGCCGACCATGTATAGGTTGCCAGCGTTGTCGATGAAACCGGCGTGGACGCTGCCGATGCTCATCTTGACGATGTTGATGCCGTTTAGTGCCGCGATCTTGGTGGGGATCGTGGTGTTGGCGGTGGAGTTGTGGCCTAGCATGTTTTCAGCGCCACGACCCCACGAGAAGACCTCGCCGTTCGACTTGCGAGCGAAGTAAGCGGTGAAGCGCTCGTCGCTGCCTTGGATGTCGACGATGCCGGAAAGGATTGCAAGCTGGCTGAAGAAGTTGCGAGCTGTGGTGGTGCCGTCGCCGAGCTGGTTTGATGCGTTGCCGCCAGCGGCGTGGACGGTGCCGTCGGAGCAAAGGACGAGGGTGGAGTTGTCGACGCTAGTAGGTCCGTTCTTGAGGGCGACCTTGGTGACGGTTTTTCCGAACAGGGAGTTCGAGACGTTATTGAACTGAGTTACGCAGACAGGGGTGCCGCGCAGGTTGGTGTCGCCAAGGCCGAGCGAGCCGTTGCGGTTGGTTCCCCAGCCCCAGAGATTGCCAGTGGAGTCGATGGCCCAGGTGTTGTTGAGGGAGTCTGAGTAGATGTCGACGATGGGGGGCGTGCCGATTGGGAAGGCTACTGTGCTGGGATACTGGCGGCTGTTTGCGTTGACCCCCTGTCCAAGGGTGTAGTAAACGCCCGCGCCCCAAGCGCGGACGTCGCCGTTCTGCATGATGGCGCGGGCGTGACGTTCGAGGCGCGAAGCGCCCTTTTCGAGCTTGGTGACACGGAGCGCTGGGCGGTTGGAGGAGACCTGCCAGGATGGGAGGCCGTTGTCGCCAAAGGTCAGGACTTTGCCGGCGTCTGAGCCAGTCGCCGTGAGCGGGGCAAGGTTTCCACCAGCGTCAATGTAGTAGAGGGTGCCTGCTGGCGCGAGGCCAGTGGCAGGGATGCCAGCGGAGAAGACTTGCCAGCGCGCGCCAGCTACGGGAGTGATGCCTGTCGTGTTGTCGAGAAGGCAGATGAAGGTGGTGCCGTTCGAGTGGACGAGGTCTTGGCTGGCGTAGGTAGTTCCAGCGCTGTAAGCACCGCGCCAGGTCAGAGCCACTTTGCCGAGAGAGATGGTTGCCATGTGGATGGTTCCTTCAGGTGATGACTGCGCTTGGCGTGGATCGGGAGGTGCTGGACGGTTCGTTTCCGAGGCGGTTGTTGGCGCCTGCGCCACTGGTTAGGAGGGTTCCGTCGTCTAAGAGGAATGTGGTGACGAGCTGCTGGTTGCCAGCGTCACGCCCGGTTTGGCCGCTCATCTGCATGTCGATGATGGGATGGCGGATGAGGACGGGGTTGAAGACGCTGGCGTCGGAAATTCCGCTTCCGTGGTGGAAGTTGTTGCCGCCAGACCTGCCGATGAAGGCGGCAGAGCCGTTGGACTTGAGGAAGCCGAAGGTCTTCTCGCCGTATCCGTTTGCGACGATCATCTTGACGTTGTTGTTGCCAAGCTGAGTGATTTGCTCCCAGACGTTGTTGTTGGAATAGGTGGATATGAGGTTGTTTTTGTAGCCGGTGGCCCAGACGGTGCCGTCATTCTTGAGGGCAACGACGAGTTCGCCGGTTCCGAGACCGACATAGGTTCCGGCGCAGACGAAGAGGTCGGCCACGTTGTTGATGCGTGTGTCCGGGAAGAACTGGTTCGAGTTTGTGAGCGCGGCAGCAGAGGGGTCGCGAATGTCGATCCCCCTGACTACGGATTGGCGTGTGGCGATGGTGCCGTCTTGGAATACGACGCTGCTGCCCCACTGGCCCTGGAAGAAGGTTGCGCCGTTGAAGCTCTGGTCGTCGGCGAACTGGATCGACTTGACGGGCTTGAAGGTCGAGAGGTTCCAAAGGGTGGGGGTGGCTTGGTTGCCGGAGGCGTTGTTGATCTGGGCGGTGTAGCCCTGAACCCCGGAGAAATAGGCGCGGCCTTGGGCGTCGATGAGGGCGTAGCCAGGGTTGTAGTCGCTGCCGGAGACTTGCGCGGAGACGATCTGGGCGTCGACTTGGATGCGCGCCCAGGAGGTCTGGTTGACGTTGTAGCTGGGGGGCGTAAAGCCGAAGCCTGCGAAGTAGGCTTCGCCGGTGTCGGTGATGGCGATTGTCATCTGGGCGGGGGAGTAGGCTGCGCCCATTTCTACGTCGACGATGCGGGCGTTGGCCGGAAGTGCGCCTGAGCCGTTTAGGAGGACGGGGATGTCACGGCGGGTGAGGTTGCCGAGACCGAGGCAGCCATTGCGGTTAGAGCCCCAGCCCCAGAGGCGGCCATACTGGTCGATGGCCATGAAGTTGTCGAAGCAAGCGAAGACTTTGACCATGCGGCCAGCGTCGCGGGGGAAGGCGACTTCTTGGGGGAGGATGCGGATGCCAGAGTTGAGGCCGATGCCTTCGGAGAGGCCCCAGGTCAGGACGCTGCCATCGGTCATGAGGGCGAGGTTAGTGACGTAACCGCCGTGGTAGAAGCTGGAATTGCGGAAATAGGACTTGGGGAGGGCGATTGCGGCGGTGGTGCGGCGGCCAGCGTCGAAGCGGGCGGTCGGCAAGCCGTCGACGTCGATGGCGAGCTCCTGGCCAACGGCTTTGGTGAGTGGGGCGTTCGAGCCCGCGCGGAAGAGCGAGTTGATGGCTGGCGCAGACTGCTGGCCCCTCGCCATGGTGGTGAAGGTGGAGCCGGTGAAAGACTGGATTTCGCCGTCTTTGCGGACGACGTCGCCACGCTTGTAGGTGGCGGCAGGGTCGAAGTTGCCGCGCCACTTGTAGCCGAGGTTGGTGGTGTCAATCATGGGGCGGGCTCCTGCATGACGACCACGAGTTCATTGTTTCGGATGGCGAAGTTGTATCCGAGGTTGCCAATGAAGTGGCTGTCGAAGTCTTTGGTGCTGAAGTCTTGGTCGCGGCCGGAGGTCATGATGAGTTCTGAGCCGTTGCCGGAGAGAGAGAAGCCGTAGAAGGTCGGCTTGGCGGTGGAGGCAACGAGTTCGTAGCCGTTTTCGTCGGGGCGGACTTGGAGGAAGAAGCCGCCCTTGTTTTCGAGCTCGGAGTCTTCGACCGGGATACGACCAGCGATGCCGCTGATGACGACAGTGGCCTTGGTGAAGTCGGGCTCGGGAGCGGCAGAGGTGTGGGGTGCCAGCACCATGAAGAGGGATTGCTGGTAGAGGTAGAGGTCGTGGATTTCGTAGGCGGTGTTGGGTGCCCAGCTGCCACGGGCGCGGAAGAAGAACCCGTTGGGGACGTTGACCCAGTTGGTTTCGGGGTCGACGTAGAGGCCACGGCGGGTCTGGAGCGCAAGGGTGGATGCGTTGACGCGGAACTCGAAGAGGTTCGTGCGGAGGTTCCCATCGCTGCCGAAGAGGTCGCCAAGCAGGTTGGGGAGTGTGCGGCTGCCGTATTCGGACGCCTCAAGGTAGTCGTCAAGGACGTGAGAGCCGGTCTTCGCAGACCGGAACTCAACCTGTTCGAGCTTGGGGCGCGTGGTAGCCATTATTCTATCCCGTGCTTCTTCATGAGAGCGATGATCTTGGCCCTGGTGAGGGCGTAGCGGTCATCTGACTCTATCCTGCTTTCAAGATATGCGATGCGGCGAAGCAAGTCGTCCACTCGAGGGTCTTGAGTGGGAGGTGCGGCAGGGGTGCTGGCGGGGGATGCGTCGTGGATGCAACGATGGAGATCGGTCGAGGCCTCGGAGACGAGCGCCTTGATCCAGTCGCGAGCGAGCGGTGAGAGGCCAGTGGTTGGTTCGAGCTGGTAGGCTTTTGGTTGGGTCATGTCAGGCTCCCATGGGCTTGAGGTTGCCAGCTTGGATTTCGCGTTCGAGCTGTTCTTGAGGCATGACGGAGGCCCCGCGCATGCGTTCCATCATGGACATCTGTTGTGATGGGGAGAGGCCCTGGGCTTGTTCCTCGGTGGAGATTTTGAACTGATCGAGGTCAGAGACGCCCATGGAGCGGATGGCTTCCTCGGCGATTTTGCCGACCTTGTATTCCATGTTGAGGCCGGTCGAGTTCATGACCTGGAGCATGTTGAGCCAAGTCTCGGCGTTGCGGGTGGGCTCGATGGGGAGAGTGCCGTCCACGACGAGGTAGTCGATGTCTCCTTGGAGCATGGAGATGTCGAAGTCGACGTAGTCGTCTTTGATGAGGGAGGCGAGTTGGCCGGGCGAGTCGCCAGCGCCGATGCGGAGGGAGCCCTCGTATTCGATGGCGTCCTGGAGGTTGGAGACCATCATGCGGACTAGGGGGCGCACGGTGGTGGCCGACATGATGCGGCTGATGACGCCAAGGCGCTGGGAACCGAGCTGGGAGAGGCGCGCAATCTCGGTGGCAGTGCGGATGCCATCGGACGTGGGCATGCCCTGCTGGGCGTCAGAGGCGGCCGAGAGGCGCTGCTTCAGGTCGGACATGGCGGCGATGTCGTTCCAGTGGCCACGGGTGACGTCCGGGACTTCAGCGATGAAGACGCCGTCGCCAGGCTTTGTGCCGGGCAGGGTGCGGACGACGCCCCATGGGTTGCGGTCGATGAGGTCTGGGATCGAGACTGTGGTGGGGTCCACGAAGATCAGGTTGTTGAGGGCGGCCTGGACGTTGTCGATGCGCGAGCGGAGCAGCCAGGTCGAGACTTCGTGGAGGGGGAGCAGGATGTCGTAGAGGGATTGGGCGAAGGTTTTGTGGGAGTCGTGATAGAGGCCGCCGATGGCTACAGGGAACTGGCGGCCATAGGGGTTGAGTTGGAAGCGGATGACGGCGGACTCGTCGAGGATCGTGACGAGCAGCCAGATTTGCTCGATCTGGGGGAGGCCGACCTCGTAGCCGTTGAGGCGAATCCAGGCCTCATCGACGACGCGGGCGTCTTCGAGCGTGAAATGGTAGCCGTTTTCTTGGCCGCGCGGATCGTTGGGGTTGATGGAGAGGCCACGGCCTTCTTCCTTCGACCACTTGTGGGCGTCCCAGGCGTGCTGGGAATGGAGCTTGCGGCGGAGGCCGGGGTAGCGGGCCACCTTGGGGTAGAGCTGGGTGCCGATGAGGGCGGAGGTCGACATGTGGTCGGTGAAGACCATGAACTGCATGCGATCCCAGTCGCCCCAGTTGACGCGGGGATCAGGGAAGGCGCGGCGCGGGTCGAAGTTGACGATGTCGTTGGTCTTGGTGACGGGGTTCCAGACGCACTTGGTGGGCGCGAAGCCGTAGCGGATGGAGTCGAGGAGGAGCTGAGCGATGCGGGCCTCGCCAGCGGTGCGGCGCATGTGCTGGTGGAGGAGGCGCTCGAGGATCAGGGAGGACTCGCGCGACTTGCGATTGAGACCTTCGAGCTGGAACATCGGATTGCGGCCAGCCAGGGCTGACATGAGGTAGGTGAGGACGGTGTCGGCGATGGCGCGGGTGTCGGCGATGACGGCTTTTTCCCGGAACTTGGTGGATTCGGCGGGAACCCAGACGTCGTGGGCGCGGTCGGCGTCGCGCCAGTGGGAGTAGCGACGTTCGATGCGCTCGTGAGAGAGCTTGAGGATCGCGCGGACGTAGTCGATGAGCTTTGTTTCCTGCTCGTCGGTGAGCATGTCGGAAAGGTCTTCGTAGGCGAAGAGGGGGCGCGTGAGGTTGGAGAGGTCGACGACGACTTCGCTGGGCGAGGCGTTTACCTGTTGCTTGTATCTCATTTACAGTTCTCCCCACCCCTGGAAGCCGGAGCGGCCTTTCATTTGTTTGCCGAGCGGCTGACCCCACTGGGATGCCATCTGAGCGTTGAGCGAGGCGGTCATTTCGATGGGGCCTGTCATCATTGCGCCAGAGGTGGAACCCATGCGGGATAGCGCGTCGAGGCCAATGGTGAGGGCGTCGATGATGTCGTCATGCTTGCCATTCGGGAAGGACTGGGCCTCGTTCATAAACTCGTCGAGCCATTCTGCCTTGTCGGGAAGAAAAACTCGTCCCCCTTCTATGAGAGGAGAGACCGCGTTGAGGCGCGAGACTTTGTCGGTGGAGACGCGGACTGGCAGGACGGAGATGCCAGACTGGGAGCGGAGCTCCTGGATGAGGGATTGGCCGGAGGCTTTGTCTTCGACGTAGAGGCCACGAAGGCCACGGCCGCGCCAGCGGGCGGACAGCGAGATGGCTGTGCGCTTGAGTTCAGGGAAGTCGAGGCGCTCGCGGAAGAGGTCTAGGACGAGGATGTCACCAGCGGGGGTGAGGCCAAGGGTGAGGAGGACGGAGTAGTCGGCGGTTTCTGTTTTCTTGAAGGCGGTGTCGGCTGCGATGATGACGGTGGGCGTGTCGGGTCGGTCGGCGGTTGGGTAGGACTGCCACCAAGAAGTTTTTATGAGGTTGCCGCCCTGGATGTAGGGGGACTGTTGGTAGAGGGATGCGAACTCGCGGGCGTCGAGGCGTTGGCGTTTCTTTAGGGCGTCGAGTGGGAAGCGCTCGGGCCAGAGGGCCGCCTCCTCTTCGACGTAGTAGGAACGCTTGGAGGGGGCGACCTTGGAGAGCTCGCCAGGGGGGATGTAGCGGGGGTCGGTGGTTGGGAGTGAGGCGACTGAGGCCTTGATGCTGGTGCGGGTGGAGGTGATGGCGGGGAAGTTGATGTGGTGCCAGAGGCCCTCGCGCCAGTCGTCGGTGTCCATGACGCGGCCCGCGAGGTCGTCCGGGTGCCAGCGGGTCATAATGAGGATTTCGATGGGCGGGGTGCCATCTGGTTCTGGTTGGAGGCGGGTCGTTAGGGCGGAGACGTAGTAGGACCAGGTTTTGTTGCGGGTGGTGGGGGAGTCGGCCTCCTCGCGGGCTTTGACGGGGTCGTCGGTGAGGAGGAGGTTGGCGGCACGGCCAGTCGTGGAGCCGCCAATGCCGGTGGCATAGTAGGAGCCGCCAAGTGAGGTGCGCCAGTCGTCGGCGGCCTTGGACTCGTCGGACATCGAGAAGTCTGGGTATGACTGGAGAATGATGGGTTCGCGGGCGATGTCGCGCGTGGCCCTGCCGAAAGTCTTGGCAAGGTCTTGGTTGTAGGAGGTGGCCAAGATTTGGCGGTTGGGGCGACGGGAGAGGTAGTAGACAGGGAAGAGAGTGGAGGCGAGCCACGACTTGCCGTGGCGCGGGGGCATGTTGATAAGGAGCTTGCGCTTGCCGAGGGTGCCGTCTTCGAGGGCGTTGAGGGCAGAGATGAGTTCGAGCTGGAAGGGGGCCAGGGAGAAGGCGGGGTTGACGGCGCGGACGAAGCCCTCAAACCCGTTCTGCGCTGACCTGATCTGAAGAAGACGTTGGGCTGCTTGCTGCGGTGTCATG